TCAGGATCCACGAAATCATGTTGAATGCTCATCACACTCTTGGGGCGAATCACAGATTCCAGTAGATATTCCTTGTCAGCATCAGTGAACACCTCACCTGTGGTGGGGTGAACAGAAATGAACACTTTGCCATATTGTGGTGGGTCATTTTCCTCGCCACCCCACACAGTCACTTCACGTGCCTTGGTAAGATTGGCTTTGATGAGTGAACGATAATCTTCTGAAGTGACGGCTCGATTTCTTGTGGCATTGTATTTGGGAGCATTGAAACGAACACTGTCAATGGATTCCTTTTCTTGACCGCCAGCAGCAGGGGTGACTGTGGTCACGGTGGCTGTGGTTTCCCCGTTCACAGTTCCAGACAAGCTGAATGTTTGTGCGCCGTTGGCATTCGGACCCTTGGAGGCATAATAGGACACTGTGACAATGTTACCCACAGTCAAGGCCTTGCCAATGATGTCATCACCGAACATGATTTGATACTTGCCATCAAGATTTTCTTCCACCCAGAACACCTTGCTGGTTCCTGTGATGTCTACAATTGTAGATGTCTTGTTCCAGGTAGTGGTTGTGACATCACCCACAGAATTTTGCACCACCACTTCAATGGTCGTGGTGTCCAACGTGTTCACAGGAATCACCAAAGGACCTTGTGTTAAATCTGCTGTGATGGTGAAAGCATTGGTCAATCCAATGCCTTCAATCAATTCCACATCTGTGAACGAAAATATTCCACTGGACACCGTGGCAGTTTGCTCTTCATTCACATTGAAGGTGTATACGGTGCCATTGATAGTGGCTGTGAATTTCACAGTGGGGTCAATAGAGAGCTGAGAGCCCACGGTGTTCACTTTGGGAACATCAATGTTCACATAGGCTTTGGCTGATGTTCTGGAACGTGGCGTGTAGCCCAACATCTTGGCCAATGACACCACAGATGTTCTTTTGATGGCTGTGTCAATGAACATTTCATTGGCTTGCATGTTGGCTAACACAGCATTGTAATGTGTGTTGTATGCCAACACATCTAGTAGTGTGTTTAATGCAGAGCCTGTGAAATCATAATCAGTGAATTCTGTTTGTGCTGCCAGATATGTTCGTAAACTAGTTTTGATATCTGCAAAATCCAGTTCGGTGACAATAAGTTCTGCCATTATCGTAATCTCTCTAAGGTGATGGACATGGATGTGGGTTGACTGATTCCAACTACTGAAAAGTATATGGACACTTCATAGGAATTTGCATCTTCATCTGGCTCCACAGTAACACTGTCCAATACAATTCTGGGTTCAAAATTACTCAGCGTGTATTCAATGGACTTCTGAATGGTTCTGGATGTGATGTAATCAATAGGTTCAAACAACAATGCTCTTAATGATGACCCTAGGTCTGGGTCAAATGGACGTTCACCAAAAGCTGTATTGATGAGAGATGTGACACTTTGTTTGACCGCATTATTATCAATCTTCTTCAGCACATCTCCTGTTTCCGGATGAGCCTCGAAAGAAAAATCCACATCTTTGTACAGTTTGTTGGGTGTAGATAGAATAGACATTTTTGATAATATTTATATGGTTTATTTGATGAAATTAACAATGATATCTTTACATCTACGTCCATTGGATATGGCATATTCATGATTCCAGAAGGTTCCGAATGTTTTTCTACATCCCGAAGGATTGAATGACACGTGAATCCATGCCACAACATAACCTTTACGTTGCTCATATTCTAACAACATTTGGTCAAAAGTGAGAGTGTTCTTGATCCAACTAGCAATGGCAGCATAATCTTTGAAGTTTGTAGAAGCAAATTGTAAATCTGCAGCTTGCCCAATCATGTGTTGAGAATTGGTGGCTCCCCCACGTGGTTTGAAATTTCTAAAACCAGATGAAATAATCATATCACTATACTTGTCTTTGATGGGGTCCAACACATTTTCTGCCAATGCTTTTAGATTGCATGCAATTTCTTGCTTACTCAACGGACGCGGGTCCACTGGGCGTCCATACGCCATTATACCCGACACTTTGCCTGGGTGTGCTCGAGCTTTAGATGTTAAATCAGCTACAGTGAAATGTTTAGACAATTTATCAGTTAAATTGTAGTTGGCTTGTTGTCCAAATGCACCACAATTAGTTGCAATTTTCACAGGACGAGCAGGCACCTGAGCATCCTCTTGTTCAGGAGGCACAACAGGTGGGAGAGCTTTGGCTTCTTCTTCAGTGATACGTCCTTCAGCAATCGCCTTTTTAATGGCATCTTGGACTGCTGCTCCATCACCATCATTGTCACTCAATGAGTCAAGTTCTGTGGTGAGAGCATCTCTGTGACTCACACCAAAGATGTATGGCAAATCCACTCTGGAGATATCAATGGGATCAATGGTTGTTACAGGAGTGATGAATGCACTAATAACTGGCCCTGAGGTGATGATGGAAGTACCAGAGATGTTGGTGAGCACATCAGAATGTAAAACCAAATCCAATTTAGAAGCCAGTTTCAATTCCTTACCTGCCTTGAGTTCCAAATCACCATGTGAGTGTATTTTCAAGTTGCCATCCACTTCAAAATTGCAATCATTTTTTATGTACACATTACAGGAACCTTCCACGGTGATGTTCGTGGACCCACGAATCAATACATTGTTGTTTCGCAGAAGTATTTCATAGTTGTCACCTACAACTTTCTGTATCATGGTACCATTATTATCTACATCAACATAGGTGCCTGCGGTGTGGTACATGGTGATGCGTTCAGCGTTTGGTGTGTCATCCACCTCAAACACATGACCTGATTCTGATTCATAAACATGGTTGTAAGGATATCTGGCAGCATATGAAGTTTCAGGTTGATTCCAACTTTCACCGCCTATGGCCACTTCCACGCCTGACACTAAATTCGCATCTTTCAATTGCACAACAGTATCCTCAATGTTGTCATTTCTTGCCAACCTATTGGTGTCAGGCTCATTTTTTTCTAGATAACTAGCCCGAGGATATTCACCGTTAGGGTCCTTGAATCCATGTTTGGTGTCTTGTTGAATTTTTTCTTGATATTCTTTTAAAGGGGCTCCACCCAATGTTCCCATCATGATGGGTTCTTGACCTTCAGACCCATCTCGAAAGAATCCTATCACCCAAGTACCAGGTACAGGACCAGTAGGAGTACACCCCACACCTGACATGGCAGCTGATGTGATGGGTTGCATGGGATGAGCCCAAGGCAAATCTTCAACAGGAAGTTCTGATATGTTGGGTGTATGATATCCTACAATACGAACACGACACCGACCCATCATCAGAGGGTCATCACGGTCTTCTACTACACCCACCCACCAATAGAATCCATTATCTCCGTACACATTCTGTTGCATTATTCTGGACTCCTTCTGTATGAATCCTTCATGATTTCCAATAACATGATATGCTCACCTAAAATAAATTCATGACGTATATGTGTGATGAGATATTTTCCAGATAGTTGAGGGTCTAGAATGCTGGAAATGGTTGTTTTATCATCCTTAGCAATGGACTTGGGGATATCACATTGAATCACCTTGCCTACTTCAATATCAGTTCTTCCATGAACTTCAATCACATATCGAGAGGTTTGAGCTTCATATAACAAACTGTTTCTTAATGATGCCCATGTTTGATACTGCGGGTCTGTGTAATCGTTCCACAGTTTTGTATCCAAACTTCTTACTCTACGATAGTTGTTGGGATCTTTGGGAGTGACATCACGAAACAATTGCGGTGTGTCTATACCTTCCAAGTTGTTTTGTCCTTTTCGTGCTGTGGCATAATCAAAAGGCCATTCTTGATATTGTTTGGTTACTATGTCATGAGTTATCAGCTTGTTGGCATAGTACCCGAAATCTTGTCCTTTCAACACATCAAAAAATCCTATTTTTGTGATGTTTTTGATGAAGAAGTATTGGGCTAAATCTGCCGGACTTAATGTTGTGGCTTGAGGTGACAATGTATAGGTGCCATACATTTTGTCTCGTTGATTTCTAATCAAAGCATCTATACTCATGCAATAGAAATTTTTATTACTTTCAAAAAGCAACGTGTTGGGAACTTCCCGGTATCCCCTATTGGTTAACCAGTTGATGGTTTTTAATGCTGTCCAGTGATTGGGAAGCACTGTGGCTTTGGTGGTGTGCTGTTCTATGTATAAATCTTTTTTCACGTTTAAATGGTCAGTATAAATCTTTTCAATTAAATCACTTGTGGATCCTGACAAACGAGAAGTTAAATAGGTAGTGGAGTCCAGAAATCCTTCTATGGCAATCAGATTGAACACGTATTGTTGTTCATTGTCTCCCAATAGTCGTTCTGAAACAGATGAGATGTAAAAATCTTTTTTAATAGAGGATGTTTCTGGCATTGTGGGAGTTCGAAATGCCACAGTGATAAGTTCAGTTCCTATCACAGGAAGTGTGGTAATTAAACTGGCAGCATCAGTAATCACTATGTATCCAGTCATGACATTGCTGAAAATGTCCTCATATATCACAGTTTGCACCACAAAGGCAGAAATGTCTAGTTGCTTGCCTTTGGATGTCAGAATGATGGCATCTGTGACGTACTCACCAACTTTACTCAGTATTTCAGCCATTATAAACCTATCAATCTATTGAATTCTCTTTCCACTGCTGTCACATAGA